AACCCCAGAGGTTCCACCGCTTGATGCACCGCAGCATTGGTCGGCAGCGGATAAGGAGCGGTTCAAAGCAATGCCGCGTGAGGCACAGGACTATGTGCTAGAGCGTGACAAGTCTATGACTGCCGATTATACGCGCAAGACTCAAGATGCCGCGACGATTCGCCAGCAATACGAACCCCTGCATCATGTTTTAAATCCTATGCGTCAGGCTCTTCAACAGTCTGGAATCAGCGAAGCCGAATATGTGGCTAGACTGATTCAAGCGGATAGGAATTTACAGCAAAATCCATATGGGGCCATCCAACAGCTTGCGAGGAATGCGGGTATAAATCTTGATGCCCTTGAACAACCACAAGCGGCGACGGTTCAACAACCCGACCCGCAAATGAACGCCTTGCAACAGCAAGTCCAACAGCTTCAAGGATACGTTCAAAACAATGAGGAGCGTCAGGCGCAAGAGCGTCAGGTCGGTCTTCAAGGTCAGATTGAGACATTTGCAACCCAATCGGATGCAGACGGTAATTTGGCGCACCCACACTTTGATGCTCTCCGTGTAACAATGGGGCAGTTAATCGAAGCGAATGCGGCGAGTGACTTGAATGACGCTTACTCTAAAGCGTTGCGTCTGGATGACACCTTGTATCAGCAAAGCCTAGAGGCAGAGCGAACCAAGGTGAAGTCGGCAGAGGATAAGCGCCGGAAAGAGGCGGTTGCCAAAGCCAAGAAGGTTCCAACTAGGAGGTCAGCAAACCCACCGGCTGGAACTGTGCAATCGAACAATCTGGACGATATTCTTGGAAGTGCGTTAGACAACGCTGGTCTGTAGGGATTGGCAAACTCACGACTAAGGAGTGTAAGAGATGGCGAGTCCAAACTCTTCATTTACGGAAATCGTGACAACTACCCTCCAGGGCTATTCCAAAGTCCTAGCGGATAACGTCACGAACCATAATGCTCTGATGCGTCACATGGACGATAAGGGCAATAAGCAACCCGCTACGGGTCGCACCATTGTTCAAGAACTTGAATATGCTGTGAACTCCACTTCCAAGTGGTATTCGGGCTATGAGGTTCTTGACACGTCACCAAGCGACGTTTTCACCGCTGCCGAGTTTAACTACAAGCAGTTGGCCGGAAACGTAGTGATTTCGGGTCTTGAAGAAGTGCAAAACAGTGGCCGGGAAGCCGTTCACAACCTTCTGAAGTCTCGTATCCGCAACCTTGAGAAGTCGTTGAAAAACACCTTTGCCACGGCAATGTATGCCACCGGCACGGGCAACGACGGAAAAGAGATTGGTGGCCTTCAAAGCCTTGTCGCTGATGCTGGCACGGGTACGGTTGGTGGAATTGATTCCTCGACCTACACTTTCTGGAAGAATCAAATCTATGATTTCTCCGGCGAGAGTGTGACGCCATCGGCTACAACGATCCAAAACGCCATGAACACGCTTTGGCTCTCTACCATTCGTGGTGCAGACAAGCCCGACGTGATTACGGCTGACAATGTTTACTTCACCTACTACTGGAGTAGCTTGCAGACCAATCAGCGGTTTGCATCGGATCGTAAGGCTGCGGCTGGCTTTATGAACTTGCTCTTCATGGACGCTCCGGTGTTCTATGATGATCAGGCACCCGCCAGCCACATGTACATGCTGAACACCGACTACTTGTTCATGCGCCCCGCTTCGGGCCGTGAATTTGTGCCTCTCGGTGAAAAGGCTTCTGTCAACCAAGACGCAATGGTAATGCCGATGGTTTGGGCCGGGAACATGACTTGTTCCAATCGCTCAGTCCAAGGCGTCATTGTAGCGTAAGGGAGGATTGAATATGTACCAGTTAGGTATTGACGAAACTCTCGTTTCCAGCACTTGCGACTTCAAGTTGGGTCAGCTGGGAATGAATGATGGGAGTTCAGCCGTCTACAAGTGGGTGCAGTACGACACCGGATCAGGCTCAGTTGCGGCTGTAGCTGGTCAAGTGGCTTACTACTACACTCTGGACGGTTACAAGAACAACCAAGTCACCAGTGACTTGTCGGACTCAGTAGAGATCGGCGCGGGTGTTCTTAAATCGACTCCTACGGATGGGCAATATTGCTGGATTCAAATCAAGGGTGCAGCGACCTTGACCATAGCTCTAACAGCGGGTGCGGACGGTGACCCTCTCACTCCCACAGGTTCCGGCGATGGTACGCTGGATGTCTCTGGGGCGGTGACGGATAACGTCTGCGCGATTGCTGGCGATATTTCTGATAAAGAGATCGCTTGCGATTTCCCGTTCTAACGGATTGGGGGGGGCTTCGGCTCCCCCTTTCTTTTGGCGGGTTTCAATAGAAAAAGGTAAGAAAATTGGCAACCCCGCAGAAAGGTAAAGCAAAGGTCAAGGTTACAAAGAGTGGCAAGCGCGTTTCGTATGGTCAGGCTGGAAAGGCAAAGGGCGGTGGCCCAAGGGTTAAGCCTGGAACTAAGAAGGGCGATGCCTACTGTGCGCGGTCTGCCGGTCAAATGAAGAAACACGGCAAAGCTGCCCGCGATCCTAATTCGCCACTCCGACTCTCACGCAAGCGGTGGAAGTGTGCAGGAACCAAATCGAGGAAATCGTAATGGCGCGGACAAAAAAAGAGAAGATTGCAAAGCTCAAGAAACAAAAGCCGGGGCTGTATAGGAACATTGCCCTCAAAAGGCTGGGCGCGGGAAAGACGAAAACCAAACGCAAGCCGGGAACTAAGGGTGCGCCCACAGCGGCGGCATTTCGTGCGGCAGCGAAAACTGCAAAGAAGAGAAAGGCGTGACGCCCACGGTGGAGTCAGTCCGCAAAGAAATACGATCATGGTCGAGAGAGGTGCTAGAGGTAGCCAACCCGCATCTATCGGGCATGAAGGCGTGTCCGTTTGCAGAGGCGGGATGGAAGAACGACAAGGTTGAGGTGGTCAAGGGTGACGGGGTGCAATGCCTCAAGGCGGCAATAACCGGCTTTGACCCATTGTTAAAAGATATGCGGATATGGGTGACGTTTAACCTATCGCGGTATGATTTGTGGGACCGCTGGGTAACGCTTTGGAATCAAAAAAACGCGAAGAACGATTTGCATTTGATGCTATTCCATCCTGAGTACCCGCCAGAGGATGGCGAGGTATACTTAGTGGATAATAATTGGCAACCCGACTTTGATGACGATTATGTTATGGTTTTCATTCAGAGCCTGAGTGCGCTTAACAAGGCAAGCACGGCTCTAGACAAAACAGGTTATTACGACAAATTTCCAACCCACGTTTACGATTCACTAGTCCTAGAAAGAAGGAGACTACAAAATGGCTATGGGTAAAAAAGGCGGCATGAAGCGCGGTGGCAAAAAGAAGCCGATGAAGTCGATCAAGAAGATCAAAACGAGGAAAAAGTAATGGCAAAAAATCTCAGAGCAATCTTTTTTGAAGATGAGCGTGGGATTGTTATGCTTGAAGTGTCAATTGTTGGCGACCCATCGACAGTGGTGAAAAAGCCAACAGACGCCCACAAGCAGCAATTTTCTGAAGAATGGGCAGCATTCTTGGCGGGCCGCGAAGAGGTGGAGCCAGAAGGCACACCGCTCACAGATGTCAAAGGCATCGGGAAAAAACTTGCCGCAAAGATGAAGTCTAATGGCATCCACACGGCAGAGCAACTAGCGGCGGTCAACGATGGCGGCTTGGAAGCTGTTGGCATGAGCGGGTACACGCACCGGCAAGCAGCGCGTGACTTGCTTGGCATGACCCCAGAACCTGTGGCTTCTGTCGCACCATGACGCTGCTCACAATCATAGAAGGCGCAGCGGACGAAATCGGCATTGAGCGACCCGCTACCGTTATATCAAACACTGATCCTCAAGTGCGTCAGTTGCTTCGTGCGGCTTCGCAAGAGGGGAAGCATTTAGCTAGCGTCTATGATTGGGAGATTTTACAGAAAGAGGGTTCAGTCACTACAGCGGCTCAAGAAAGCCAAGGGGTGATGACAACCATAGCATCCGACTTTGACCGTTTCTCTAACGACACCATGTGGAATCGGACAACCAGCGAGAAGATTTACGGGCCGCTGACGGATGTCCAATGGCAAAGGGAAAAGTCTGACGTTACCACGGGGGTCACGAATTACTTCAGAATCAGAGGCGGGACGCTTTTATTCACTCCAAACCCTGCGGCAAGCCAATCGGTGAAGTTTGAGTATTTCTCTAAAAACTGGGTGGACTTAAATTCGGGTGCTACCCCTGCGGTGGCTGATGGTTCAGCGTTTAACAACGATGCAAACACGGTTGTCTTTGATGAGGAGCTTATGACCTTGGGCGTCACGTTTAGATGGCTGCAAGGCAGAGGGTTAGATTTTGCGACCTCGTTCTCTCATTACCGTGAGCGGCTTGAGCTTGTTAGAGGTCAGGACGGCGCGAAGCCTAACATTGACATGGCGGGAATGGACTACGGGTTCCTTGGCGTCAATATTCCATCGTCTAATTACGGCACTTAAATGAGACAGGCACAAGGTACTTCGATCCCCGCACCAATAGGGGGCTGGAACTCCCGTGATGCGGTGGACATGATGGGGCCAGCGGATGCGGTGGTTTTAGATAACTTCTTCCCAGACGAGAACGAGGTACGTTTAAGGAAAGGCAGTTCGTCACATGCCACAGGTTTGACGCATGATGTTGAGTCTCTTATGTCGTACAAGTCGGGTGCGGCGAGCAAAATGTTTGCTGCTACTACGGGCGGCAATATTTACGATGTAACAAGTTCGGGGTCTGTTGGTTCTGCGGCTATCTCAGGCTTATCCAACGGACAGTTTCAATATGTAAATTTTGGGACCAGTGGCGGCAACTTTTTGTGGATAGCAAACGGAGCGGATGCGCCACGGCACTTTAACGGAACGTCATGGGCTACGCCTACCATCAGCGGTGTGACGGGAAGCACAATAGTCGGCGTTACAGCGCACAAAACGCGCTTGTTCTTTGTTTTAACCAACAGCCTCAAGTTTGGCTATCTGCCTGTGGCGAGTATAGCTGGCACGGTTTCAACCTTTGACCTTGCTTCGATAGCTACGCGGGGCGGCACGTTGTCAGCGATTGGAACTTGGACAAGGGATGGTGGCGACGGGTCGGACGATCTTGCTGTATTTCTTACCAGTGAAGGCGAGGCCATAGTCTACGCTGGAACCAACCCTAGCAGCGCAGACGCTTGGAAGCTGGTAGGTGTTTTTAACATCGGAAGACCAATAGGGCGGCGTTGCGTTGAGAAGGTCGGGGCTGACCTTATCGTAACAACGGAAAACGGGTTCTTGCCTCTGTCCAAGGTGCTTCCGTTAGGACTTTCCGCGCCAAGTCAAGCCATTTCTGACAAAATATCGGGTTCGGTGAAAGAAGCAGCGCGAAACTTTAAGACTACGTTCGGTTGGCAGACTGTTCTCTACCCCAAAGGTGGGTTTGGCGTATTCAACGTGCCAAATTCGACGGTTCGGGATTATCACCAGTATGTTGTCAACCTAACCACAGGTTCTTGGTGTAGATTTACCGGGATGAACGGCAACGCCTGGGTGGTTCACGAAGGAAACTTGTATTTCGGCGGCGACGGCAAGGTGTTTCTGGCAGATACCGGCGCAAACGACTCAGGGACGGCCATAGAGGGCAATGGAAAGACATCTTTCCAATACTTTGGGGGTAGGGGGGCGTTGAAACAATTTACCCTTATACGGCCAATTATCGCCTCTGACGGCGCATTGCCTGTGAGCATCGGTTTCGACGTTGATTTTAAAGATGGCACGAATGTTTACACGCCGTCATCTGTGACCAGTGAAGGCGCAGAGTGGGACGTTGCGACTTGGGACGATGCACATTGGGCATCCGCTTCGGAGCCTATCCAGACGTGGCGGTCTGTGACCGGCGTAGGGTATAACGCGGCGATACGGATTAGAACGTCAACAACGAATCAGAGTGTTGCGTGGCATGCGGTAGATGTGCAGTACATCCTTGGCACTGGACTTCGATAGCGCATGGCCCCTCTTAGAGAGGGCCGTGCAGATGGGCGACGGGATAGAAAGAGAAGAAGTTCGGCAAGCCCTACACACTGGAGAGTTTTCGTTCTTTAGCAGAGAGAACAGCGCGGCAATTGTTGCGGCTGACGGCAAGACGCTTCGGATAGGTTTGGCGGGTGGTGACATCCACGAACTCTTAGAAATCGAAACAGAAATTGAAATCTACGCCAAAGCGGAAGGCTTTGACCGTCTGGAAATTATGGGCCGTCCCGGTTGGGAGAAGGTCTTGGAAGGGTATGAAAAAGTGGCTGTTTTATTGAGGAAAGAGCTATGAGCTTTATTAAAAACCTATTCTCGTCACCAAGCCCACCCGCTGCGCCGAATCCAGCGGCGTTAGCTGCGGCACAAGGTGCGGCCAATGCGGAGACTGCGCGTCTGCAAGGCCGAATGAACCGAATGGACACCTATACGCCATTTGGGTCTGTGACGTATTCTGACTTGGGGGATGATCGGTATAGCATCACGCAAACGCTATCCCCAGAACAGCAAGGTTTATATGACCAAAATGTTGCTATTGGTAAGGGGATGCTTGGTCTGGCACAAGGTGCAATCGGGAACTTCCCAACGGATGCTTTTACATTAGAAGGCGCACCAGCTTACCAAACGGGAATTGATTACTCAGGGTTAGAGGCCATACCGGGTGCCGGTGATTTTGGGGCCGCAAGCCAAGCGGCATCAGATGCAGCGTTTAACCGTGTGATGAACAGATTGAATCCTCAGTTTGACCAACAGCAAGAGGCTTTGCAGACACAACTTGCCAATCAAGGGATTGCGCTTGGCTCAGAAGCCTACACAACTGCAATGGATGACTTTGGACGACGTAGGTCGGACGCCGGTATAGCGGCGGGTTATGACTCAATCGCTGCGGGTGAAGCTATGAGGCAGGGGCTATTTGCCAATGCCTTACAGACCAGAGGCCAACAGTTGGGCGAACGCACGTTCGACATGAACGCAATCAATCAGGCCCGACAAAATTATCTCAATGAGCAAGTTATGTCGAGGAACCAACAGATTAACGAGTTGGCGGCACTCTTACAGGGTCAAGGGGCCATCCAAAGCCCAACGATGATGACGGGGCCACAGACGGGCGTAGCGCCGACAGACGTGACGGGTGCCTAT